TGACAATAAAATAGAAACCACTCGATACCAATTTGCTCTGCTCATCACAAGTTGTCATACTCGAAGACCCGAGTGTATGTCAAGCTTGAGTCCTTAGGTCTAGGCGCAGTTTTGTAAACCTTGCTGTCGTGTTCTGTCTTCTCTTCTATCCAATCCATGATGGACATAAGGGAGTCTGTATACCATGAATCGCTTGCATCTTTTACTACTATAGCGTCTTTGAGCGTTGCAGCCAACAGAACTATTATTCCGGATATGGTTTCATCACTGCTTTTATATATTCTCTTTAATGACCTCAGGATGAACCTCCTGCTACTCTCAGAGATTATGTGGTTGCCTGTCACCAGTTCTTCACTGTGGTTTCGGAACAGCGCATTCAACTCTGCTCTGAGAACTGGGTCCTGCAGGTTCCCTGTGAACCCAGGCAATATGCTGCTTCTCATCTTCTTTCTCATGAAATCTTTGCCTTTATTCATTATCTTGCTGATAGTGTACGTAGAGAGCGAGTTCCAAAATGTTTCTTCAGCAACCACTTCACTGTACTTGTAGAACAGATGCTCATAACTACCGATATCTGTGAATCCCAGACTTTCCAGCAAGTCTCTCTGGTAGTTGTAGACCTCTTCATCACTGCCCAACTTGAAGATTGAGGCTTTGTCTTCTCTTGTTACTGCCGGCCCTCCTTCTTGAGTTTTCAAAATCTCTATGGGTTTAGATTCCCTTCTTACCACCTTGACACTAGGAGAAGTTGCAGGTGCCCTCGCATGTGGGGAGTGTCCGGGGTACTCAAAGCGGTACCACGTCAACCCATCCTCTACTACAATTTCACGGTCGTAATGTCCTAGCCAAGGCCAAGGCACATCCCTGCTCATGGAATAGAGAGTCAATGTTTCATAGTCTGTTTTCAAGGTTTCTTCAGCCACAGAAGACCAGTCTGCTCTGCGGACCAACCAGTACTCCCCAGTATTCTCTCCCTCCCACTCTCTTTCAGTGAAATTCTCAGGATCTTCATTTCCAGAGATGGCATCAAAAAACTCTTCGATCTCATCATCATCGTCCGCCTCACAGTAGTAATTCGTTTCTGACATTTCTGTGGTGTCCAATCTGCCTGTTAGATACTCTGGCTCTTCATATTTAGACACCTTCTTCACTATTTTTGTGGTGACCTTTCTTATATTCCTTGATGCTACAGCAACTTGTCGAATGGTCAAAAGTTTAGACAGATCCAGCTTCGACACGAGAAGTCTGTTTACACATGCCAAGATAAACAGGTATTGTGCATTCACTAGCTTTTCAGAAGGCTGGTAAAGTGCGCTGTAAGTGTCAGACTTTCTCCTGTCCCAGAAAGAAGAGGCATTGTCATAGTGGGCCCTGATATATAGCAGTGTCAGAAATTCAGCTACTGTTTCACCCATAGCTTTTGCAGTGATCAGGAATGCAAGGTTGTTTGTTATTGCCGTTACATTGCCTACTGCTTGCATCTCTCTTTTACGTCTGGGTCTATCTTCAATGGAAGACAAGGCTGCCTTAGTTAGAGTGTAAAGGAACTCCTCCACCACTGTAGGATCAATTTTGATCACATCCATGAATGACAAATAGGTGAATGTGACTTTGAGTGTTGTGATTGCAGAGAATGTGGGTTTGGCACCCATTTTGGCAACGAGTCTGTCAAGCACCATAACATCTGACTCATTGACAGATTTTTGCTCTATCAAAGACTGGATAACTAGCCTCTCCTTATAGGTAACCCTTGCGAAGTTGATGTTGTCTACGAGGTCTATCACAGGGATATCCTTGTATGACACACCTTCGAATAATGATCTGTCTATCTTGGATGTGTTAGCACTGCTGGTGAATTTTGTATAATTCTCAGAGTCTGCAATAACTAAAGCTCTTGTTAGTGATCTCTCATCTCCTAGAACCCCTAGGGTGGCGTAAGCTTTATCGAAATCTGCATAACTGCCGTGTGATGGATCTCTCATGAGGACTTTGTACACTTTACTTGACAAAATTGAGTCTAACACGGATTCTTGAGACACAACCAACTCCTCCTCAAATACTAGGTCTCTAATTTGTGAGAGGTTATGGTCTTCATAGAATTTGGGGTTGAGGTCATAGTTGTAATAGAGTTCGAAGTCTATGGGAGAGCCGTTTAGTGAAAAACTGGTGCCTTCTTCCTTTTTGATAGTTGGGAAGCTGTACCCACCAATTCTAACCACACTATTCCTGAGCATAATCCCCCTAGACCCTGGAGCTAATGCAATAGGCTTGTTAAGGTCATTGAAGCCCAATTTGAGATCCCCAGAGTCGTTAACTGTGTAAATGGGGGAACTGATAGGAATCCCACGAGTGTTTATGAAGTTCAGCAGTAAGAAGTACAGGCGGTCCAATGCTTCCTCTTCGTTGACTACCACCTCGTAAAAAGTCTCTCCTTCTCTTTTGTATTGTCTCACTCTCCCAAATGGACTATACAGAGTGAATTGACTGCCGCCAAACCAAACGTTGACAGAGTGTCTCTGGCTTTCCTCATATGTGGCAAATGATAAGCTCGTTTGAGTGGACTGCCAGTTTCCTAGTTCTTTTAACCGCTCCACCTCATCCAACATCTCAGCAAAGATCTGTTTGTTTTGACATGTTGGGCAGTCACTGTTTATTTTTAACTTCTTTAGTTTAGGCTGATCCTTAACATGAAAGGCTAACTTCAGCAGCAGATAGTAGTGTTTCACACTAGCGTAATTGCCAGACCAGAGCTTGAATTGATCTAGGGTGAAATATTGAGGCTTTTTGTTGGAGATGAGGTATCTCCGCGTCGTGTAGAAAACAGCGTAGGTCCAGAATCTCTCCAAGGTATCCAGGTTGATGCCTGAGGGCATGAAGCAGTAAGAGCTTCTGAGTTTTTGTGTGTCTTTAGAAGTGAGTTTCATAAGGTAGTTGACAACTTCTGATTCGTTTTTTAACCTCAAGTTATTTTTCACCCAGAAAGTCAAAGCATCCAGCCTAGACGGATCCGGAAACAAAAATTTATACTCCGGCCCTGAGTTGTAAGCGATAATTTCACATACAGTCTTGAAGTCCAAGTTCAAACCCAATGATTCAAAAGTGCTGTAACTGATAGGCTTACACGTTTTCTTGCTGCGCAGACTGATGTCAGATAATGAAATCTTGATACCTTCAGAGCTTTTCATGTAGTTGTGGAATTGTGAGTAGTCCATGTCCAGCCTTGTAGTGAAGACGCCGACCTCAGTCATCAAACTGTAAACTTTAGCAAACTTAGATAAGTCTGCTAGCTTCTCCCTCTCCTCCATCAGAACCATGGTCTTTGTGAACAACGTCATGGTGTAAATTTGAGCCATATCAACACCTTCCAATGAATATATGTAACCAGGATCCTTGATCCTTGAATAATGGCTTAGAATATCCCCCAAGGTTGTCCCTGGTATGCAGGAGGACACAATTTTCATCTGTGAAGTCACTTCAGGACTGAACAGATCTGAATGTTTATGCCGCTTATAGTAAGGTATCTTGTAGTTTACAGTGGCACCTTTCCCGGGGAAGTACTCCTTTGATAGCAACTGGTAACACTTAATTCTAAAGCTTCGAGCCCCAGGTGTTTCTATCACATCTAACATCACCTCTTGTGCATCAGCACCGATCAAGATCAGGTGGAGCGGGTGCATGTTGAACATCCCTCCAAAGGCTAGCGGGATTCTGCTTAAAGTGCGGATTCTGGGTATGTGATAAAACTTCCTTATCATCTCCCCCATCGTGATCATAGTCAAATAGCACTGTAGTAAAGACGCTCCATTTGAGAATAATTCCACAACTTTGGATACTACTGTGGATATGTCATCAACCCAACCTTTACCTTTAGGCTCAAAGGAGACGTTAGCGAGGAACTTATGAGTCATAGGTATTAGTCTCTCTCTCGCGTACATGATAGAGATCAGCTCAAAAAATTTGGGAGATAGACTGCACTTCTTTCTAGACATCAAGTGATTCATTGCTTTCTGGTACATTTCGTATTGTCTGAAGATTTGGACATTTTTTGCGTACGAGCTGGACATGATGACTCCACCACTGTCATCACTGTGGGCTACAAGGTTCAAAATTGCGCCTTGTCTTTGTGCAATCTTGTCATTGAAATACAGCTGTGTGAAGGCATGAAATAGAGAAGATAGATAGTTAAATATGCCCATCATGAAACTGTAAGGCATCTCCATCTCAAAATCACCATCAGATCTCTCTGTAAGGAGATCCACTAGGCTCGATGTGGCACCATTCTTCTTCATCAGTTCCACGTAATACTTCTGGAATCTTATCTTTTTCTTAAACATTAGAGACCACACATGGTAAAAGTAATCGCAAAACTCTGCAGGCAAGTAAGGCTCCATACCCCTTACAAAATAGTAGTACTTCCAAAGGTTAGATTTTGGTGCCCACTTCCTGCAATCCAATGTGCAGAAAGTTCTCACGGAATCCGCCTCACTGAATTCAAAAACCTGGGAATGTATAAACTTTGGTCTGACATGGCTCTTTTTATGAATTAACTCATTTGGTGTCCAAATGCAAAGGTACTTGAAGAAAGCCTCCAGTGGGGACTGCAAGAGCTTTGTTTCATCTGTCATGACATAAATCTCCCTGGAGCCTTTCCACTGCTTTTTATCCTTCATGTCAAACTCCATTTGGGCAGATTTGAGGGCCTCAATCTTGTCGGCAAAGGAGGTGTGGGACTCTTCCAGCTTATTGTTAAACTCCTTGTAACTCTCAGGGAGCTGTGAAACAAATTCCTGAGCTTTCCTCAGGTTTTCCGCTGTCTCAAACACTACCTCGTGTCCTTTAGCCCCCCAAAAATTTCTAGTTGTGGACCTCATACCTTTCCCGGTAGATATTTTTGTATATGAATCGCTGATCACTTTGGTGAATTTTTGGGCCATATCTGACTTGGTCACTGCCCGAGCCAAATGCTGTCCAGCATACTTGCCTATGCAAGTGGCCAGCTTAGGATCGAACATGAGATCATCACTGAAGAGTTTGTCAAAATAATCATCTTCTGCTGCAATTGTAGTTGTCTGTGCCAATAGAATATTGGGCTCAAAAGAGAATTTCGATGCAAATTCTTGTTGAGTTTCTAAAACGCTCCTCATATTCTTCAAATGTTCATTGACCCTATCGAAGGGGGCGCGAGTCATGAATAATGATTCGTCAAATTTTTCTGCACACAGGTCAAAGTTTTCAAAAACTTGGTTTGTAAAAATATCGAAAATCTTGAATTCTGAGGCATGTGTATATATGTACTGGTAACCAGAACAGAATTTTCTCTGGCAGTAGTAGAAGTATGGGTCGTAATCGTGATCTACCATATCTTCAATAAGTTTCAGAACGCTTGTATGGCTGGACAGGCTGTTGAGGTAAAGGTATCGGAAGAATCCAAACCATATTTCCACTTTGCGTCTTTGGGAATACATGTTCAAAACTTTAGGGAAAATAAACTTCTTGAAGAGTTCAGGAGTGAGGTCCGACTCCGACAAAGAACAGATGTAATAGTTGCTGAAAGTATAATAAAGTTCAGCACCTGTCTTTATCATGTCGAAGTGGAAAGTTTGCCAGGGGAGTACCACATATGTCTTCCCTGAAACTTCTAATTTCTTTGTGTAGTTGGAGAGATACAGCCAGCTGAATTCTGGTGTGATGGGGAAAATTAGCTTGAACAAACGCGACTTCTTAGTAGACAGGACCTTCTTCCCACCCTTTACAATCAGCATCGCATCTTCATAACCCATGTTGTCGTACATGAAGTCCTCTTTGTTCAACTTAATGTTTGAGAAATACAGCAGTGTGTAACAGAATCGGGAGATGAACTCCAGATCATGCATGATTTGAGTCCTTTTTAATTCCTGTGTTTCCACGCTCACCAAGTTGACCATCTCCGCCAGCATGTTCTTTAATTCCAACCCTACTGGATCCGTATTGCTACGAACATCGTCACTAGTCTCTTCTGGCTTATGTGCCCATAGCATATCGAACAGCTGAGCAAACCTGGCATCCAATTCAGACATATCTTTGTCGCTTGAGATCTTAATAACTCCTTTTTTTGTTGCGAAATGCTCCATCTCCTGCTCCCAGTGTTTCCTGTAAAATGACCGGCTGACACTTACTCTATTTGAGTAAGTTGTGCGTGTTTGCTCATTGATATCCCTGCTGATCTCCAGTTTAGCAGTGTTGAGCTCACTCAACATGTCTTTGAGTTCAGGAGTTACAGCATGGCCGTGGCTTTCAAGGACCTCTTTTTGGCGGTGTACAGTTCGTAAGTTTTTCAATTGTCTAACTAGTTTACGATCATTGCCCAGTGAGTCACAGATTCTGTAGAAAGCCTTGTTGTGTCTAGCAAGAGCAGCATCCAGCTTGTTGACATTCAATTCCCGCGAAATTATCTTCTCACTCTTATTCACATGGGTAATATGAGACAGTATCAGGTCTGTAATAGGGAGTCCAGTTCTGATCTCTTTTTTTACATAAGAGCCTTTTGAGAGATCTGTAGCGACAGGGAACATAAAGTAATTTTTGTCGTAAATCACTGTGTTTGGGGCCTTTCGGAGCTCAGACAGCTTATTATAATATGAGCTTTCCACCAACTTCACTTGGTCCTCGATAGGGTCCTCCGCCAGCGTGTGGATTGTTTGGTTCATCTTCGCCTCCTTCATCAACTTGTTGAAGAAATAATTCTCATACACTTCTGTATCCAAGAGCTCCTCCACAGGTGTCTCCTGGCGGTTAATTTTGAACTCTGTAGGGCTGCCATACAGCTTGAATGGCTCTTCAGCATCACTCACACCGCCTGTCATCTCGACATGCTCCAAGACACCTTGGGACATGTTCTGAATCAATGTCAAGAGCAAATTCTTGCTGGCACCTCCTTGTCTATTGTCAACATAAACAGCATTGGTCTTCAAGTTGACAATGACCTTGAACTGCGACTTGTACGACACCTTCCTAAGAAAACTTTCAAGACTCCTCGAATTGCGTCGAATAAGAGCTAGCACTCTTTGGGCACGGTTTCTCTTTACACCCAACTTCCTCACCTGAGTTGGAAATAAGGGCTCTGTGGTGATCCCCTCAAATCCGAAACCGACCTTGGCAGTCTGCTCCTGGTTTAGCAACAATTCAGGAATCAACTCAGAGATGTCCGACTCCAATGCCAATATTGCCTCTTGTAAGTTGGACATGACGCTACGAGGGTCTCTCACCAAATCCACATCCAACAGTCTAGCTACAGATGTGAGATCATAACAAACACCCTCCACATCTGAGTCTAGTGCTAAAGTAGGATAGAACTGCTGAACAGAGATGCCTGTGAGGCCAATAAGATTGCATTCGTTCTGGTACTTACTGCGGGACTGCTTTGTCTTGAGTGAAGTTTCAAACCTCTTCACTACAGTGAATTCGACCAAGATGACAGTATCGGACATCTTGTGGAGGAAATCTGGTGTTCTATCTGAGTCGATACCCAATGTCTCTCTGAAGGATTTTTCTTGAGTCGAGGGTAGGTTGAGCAGGTCCAAGAATGCTGTCTTGAAGCAGTTGTGACGCAGTTTGTAATACATCTTAGAGTCAGCGGCTGTCAAAGCGTAGTTTTGCTTCTTGATAGAGTATCTGGAGTCCACATATTGGTATAAGCCAGGCAGCTCAACTTCTTCTGCTTCACATCTTGAAGGGTCATCAAAGAACTGGAGATCTTGGTCTCTGTAGTCTTCCTTGAACACCGCAATATCATGTGCTGATTTGACTTCCACCCTTTTCATTGGCGCCTCGATAACATCACAGTTCGTGACCACACCTTGCACTATACACTTTGAAGAAAGGTAATAGTGGTTGGGGTAAGTGTTGAACAGGGCCACAACATTGTGGCTAGACTCTCCAAAGACCTGGCAAACAAGCTGCCCATCCAGGACACGTGAAAACACCAGCTGGCAGTTGTATATCCCCGCCATGCGGTAGAGGTGGTCCTCATTGATGTAGGTGCCAGGTGGCTCATCTAAGAGTTTGTAAACTGAGTCAGGGCTGTATATCTTGGTATGTGGATCCACGGTCTTCAGTTTGGCAAGATAAGCATTGATGCACAGGAAAAAGCAGTCACCAGAGCCTCCCATATCGAGGAGTCTGGTCCCTTTGAAGAGGTTCACATAGCTTTCACCCACCATTGCGGGAGGGGTGATAGGAGCCTCACACAGCCTTGTAGCTTCGTCATAGTCAGGGATGTTAGGCTGGAAAGTGCCCACAAAAAGTTCAAATCGTGAGCCTCGATCGTAGTAGACGAGTGAAGCCACACCAGAGGTTGTTACCTTCATTCCGGTTCCATCTTGAGTTGTTG